GTTAAATGCGAGTGTGGAGTGGGGTGGACGAAAGTCCCAGCTCTCTCAGGTGAGATGGCTGTCCGTGTCAATTCACTAACAGTCTGGGCTACCGCCCTTCGTGCGTACTGCTAGAACAACTCTTTAGTTTTAGTTTTTCGCGCAGAGGGTAAGTGCTCAAAGGCGGCTCTAAGCCTGTGAAGGCGAGCGGCTACCGCGGTTCTGAGGCGGAGGCTTCGAGCGAGGATTTCTCTTAGCGCCCTTCCCCTTGTTGTTGGCATTCTTAGCCGTGTTGTCGCGGCGAGGACTCGACGACTGGGCGTTCCCAGGCGGAGTCCTTGAGCTCTCTGACCCAGTAGGGGGCTTGCAAGCCTCCTTCTTAGTCTGAGTCGTCTTCTGCGCCTTCTGCTCGTACTGCTTGATCAGCCGCTCGAGATCATCCTCAGGAGCTCCGATCTCCCTGATGGTCTTCATGATATCGGGGCGTCTCTTCAGAACCCCTTCGTAGCTGGCCAACTGGTCTTCAGTGAGCTCTCCGTTGTTGAGAACCGTCACGAGACCTTTCTCGTCATTGTCGTAGATGGGGACCACGGACCCGTTCTCCACGTCAAAGCGATTCGAGCAGTACTTGATGTCCTGGATCTTTTCGCACGGGGCGAATTCCTTCAGGACTTGTCCGAAGTGGGGCATGGCATCCTTGATTGCCTCATCATGAGCCTCAATACAGTCGTCGCCGGCGGCTTTGGTGAAGTGCCGGGGATTGCCCGTAGCAATCTTAGACATGGTGGAGCGGCTGAAGGAATTCGTGGAGGCGGTGTTAATCACCCCCGATCCCTGGTAGCCGTCGAAGGTCTGCGTGTACAGCTTACCTTCCATGTCATGGACGACCTTGGCCGAGTGAATCTTGGCAAACATTCTGAAGACGTTCTCGTCTTTGGGCTTGGCTCCAGCTTGGTTCCAACGCTTCTCAGCGTCGAGGTGGATCCATTCACCCGTGACGTGAAAGTCCCATCCGGAGAGGTCAGAGCAAGCCAACTTGCC